GAGTGGTAGAACTCTCTTGACTTACCTTCTGACTTTGGTAAATTGAATTGTGTTTCAACATTCGGCACATGGTCAACTTGTTTGTACTGTCTTCTTCCGTCCCCTTGCGAACCCGTCAGCTTCCTAATCATTGACCTTGCATTCTCTACTGAATTAAAATGAAGAGGGTGCGTGGCGTGTAAGTATCTCGCTATTGCCGACTTCGACATTTCAGGAAACTTAAGTATTGCATCTTCAGTTAATTTGTTTACTGGTAATTTGTTGCGTCCCATCATAAGTAATATATTGTTTTTTGTTTATAATTTCTGAATAATTGTCTCTATTTGGTATTCACCGTTTCCGTGTTCTTCTGGTTTATCCTTATTATCGGAGGTGTCATTCGTTTCAATGCTGATTATTTTGTAGTTAAAATTCCTGCAACCTACTTCGATAAGGTGTTTTAAACTTCGGGTGTCGGGTAGGTCTTCGGTGTCAGGTAAGATAAAGAATTTGTGGTCTTTATTCCATTTGCTCGGCATCTTTGTTTGTCTTTCGTACAAATCTCTATGAGGTACTGCCATAATTAAATAACCGTTAGGTTTAGTGATTCTCATCCAATTCATGATAGCCAGTTCGGGGCGGTCTAAGTGTTCAAGTAAGTGAGAATTATAAACAAGGTCATAGGTATTGTCAGGGACTGACTCCATTAACTCAGCGTTCCCGTTGTCCTTATCCCATGTGTCGCACCAATCCGTTAAGGCATCAGCACCGTCGTGTGTGTCGATGCGACCAACTCCGATGTCAATTACTTTGCCTTGAACATACTTCTCAAAGAATCCGTTTGCTTCTCTGCGTGGTTTACTTTTAGATGTTTCAGCCATGATTATAGTTTTTTAGCTACAATTTGTTCGTGTCCGATAATGTGCCTATCTACTTTCAAGACTTCAAAACCGTTCTTAAGTAATAAGTCTTTTAAATCCTCAATCGCATAAATCCAAATATGTTCAAGTCCGTTGAACATCTTGTCATCCATTTGACCGTCTTCCAAAATTATAGGACTCTGAATGATTAAGTGTCCCCCCGTTACCATTAATCGGTTGCACTCCTCAAGGAATCCGTTTGAATCTTCTATGTGTTCAAAGACATCTAAAGCGATTATGTTTGAGAAATAGTTTGAAGGCAATGTTATAGTTACTTCAGGGAAAAAACCAAACCAAAGAGTCGCATCTTTAGAATACTTTTCAATTTCGGGTTTGTACTTCTCATCTACTTCTATACCGACACACTCAAATCCTAAGTCTGACATCTCACCAAGTAATACACCAGGCGAACAAGCTATCTCTAAATTCATCTTTGGTTCTATGTGAGTTAGGTTTTCAATGACAAGTCTATTCTTGTCTACAACATTAGACACTTGCTCGTCAATAGATGACCTTATCGGTGTTGACCAATAGTTGTCGGTATAAATGTCTTGAGGGTTACCAAAAACTTTGCTCTTGTAACTGTTGCCTATTTTTTCGTATTCGTTTATCATAATTCTTTATTTAAAATTAATGCAAATGTGCCACCATATAAACATAAATCGAATCCCAAAATCTTGAATTTGGAAACCTAAATTATAATGTTTATGCCCTACCATTAATAAAAACTTTTCACTATTGTGAATAACTGATTTTGATTTTAAAATTATCATAATGCTTTGTCTAATATGTTTTTAAATTGTTCGTTGGTGTGGAATGTAAACCACTCGCCCCCTTGAGGAATAACATTAGGAGCGTAGACATACTGTTCAAGTACTCGTTTTACTTTTAATTGTTCTGCGATGCTAAAGGCTAAACTCTGACCTCCAATAAATAACTTGCACCCATTAATCGCTATCGCCATCTCTAAGGCGTTTGAAACTTTTAAGTGTTGTATCTTATCGTTGTGAATAGAAAACCTCTTAAACTCCTTGTCAGTGCCTACAAAGTAAACATTATCGTATTGCTCTAAGACAGAATAATCAATAAAGAAGTTATTGTATCGGGTAGTTCGGTTTACGATTATGTAATTGTTGCCGATGTTCTCAGGTATAAAAAGACATTGCTTTGATAGGTTCGGTCTAAATTCGTGATAGGCGTTAGCTATCCAGTTTTGAATATTACCTGCGCTTAGATTCTTATATTCTTTTCTGAACTTGTTTAAGTCAAAGTCTACAACCATGTTCTCGCCTTTGTTTAGTTTGATAACTTCATGAATATAAGGTTGAGCCTTTAACAATGGTGCAATAAAGTCAAACATAAAATCGTTCATCATAACCGAACCGACGGGATGCGTTTCATCGGTGAAGCCACTTGGTGTGCCTACCCTAACGTAGAATGTTATTTTGCAGTCATTGTCTTGACAGTATTGGTAAAGGCTTGATAGTGAATATACGAGGTCACCTGCATTGCCATCGTGAACTACCTTAATGTATTTTTTCATATTCTATTACTAATTTATTTAACGCTCCAAATAATTGCTCCGAGTATGCTAAGCCGTCGCAAGACATACAAACTGGCTCACCTGCTATTCCTAAGTCCTTTCTTAATACATTTGCTTTATGGATATCCTCGTCATTGTAGACCATGAAACGATGCTCCATTGTCAAACGATAGCGACTTATAGAATCAACTATTAACTCGTATTGCATTTTGCTCAACTCCATAAATACCTATTGATTATTTTTGTAAACACGAAAGGTAAAAAGATTAAATAAGGGTCTAACATAACTATTGAACCGATTAACCCGATCCAAAATGAAAGACACGTGACGCAAGAAAATGGTTTCTTTAGTTTTCTATTCGGAAACTTACTGATTAAGAATTGGAAAAATTCATGCAGTGCGAATGCAAATCCGCTAAGCCATAAGGCTGATAAAATAATTATAACCATTGTTTATTGTTTATTATATTTGATATTGTAGTTTTAGTTACATTGTACATTTTTGCTATTACTGTACCTTTTGTGTTATTTTTATACAATGTTCTTATTTCTTCAACTTGCATTTTATTTAATTTTTTGCCCACCATTCGTTGTTCTTTGGTACATAACCCAGTAGCCCAAGCATGAGAAATATTTTCTTTATGAGTACACCATTCAAGATTTATGGCTCTATTATCTTCTCTTAATCCATTTATATGATTTACAAATGGTTTATTATTTGGGTTGGGGATAAAATGAGATGCAACTAATCTATGTACTAATATATTTTTTTTATTCATTTTGTCCATTAAAGAATAATAATTATATCTTTGATTTTTCATAGGTTTTAAAATTATTTTATTTCTAATTGAATATAGTTGACCTAAATTATTTACTAAATATTTATCTTCATATCCTTTTACTGGGATGAAATTATCTAATTTTTGCATTTTATATTAAATTTATAATTGAATTGTACCTAAGTTTATTAACTGTTTTAATGTTATAATTCTCTTTGACGTATTCGTGAAGCTTTGCCCCTAACTGAATACCTTTCTTTGGATTATCGATTAAAGACCGCATAACACCATCCCAGTTCCCGTTTGGAGTTAACACCAAGCCCTTATCTATAAACTCAAGATATGGCTCGACCCTGCTACAAATGATAGGCAAACTAAAGGCGGCTGCCTCAAGGACTTTTAAATTTGATTTACATAAACTAAATTTATCAGAACATAATGGGGCTAAAACTGCGTCGCATAGGTTATATGATAAAGCATAATTTTTTATATCCATCCACTCAATACGGAGATACTGGTTTGGAGGTCTTGTAAAGTTTGATGTAAATATACCTTCGATATATTCATAATATTCTTTTGATGCTTCATTATACCCTGCTAATAGTAACTTATGATTCTTGTTCTTTAATAACTTTTTAAAAGGCTCAGCTAACTTTTTGATGTCAAGGTGATGGGAATTTGCTCCAGTGTACCCAATGGTAAATTTATCCTGCTTTTGTTTATTTGGTTGAAACTGAGGTTGTGTAAAATCAATCGCATTGGAAATGTATATGATATTATCGTGGTAATCTTTAAGACATTCCTTAAGGTAGGCTGAAGCCGTCCATATAACATCAGCATAACTTATAGCATCCAAAATTCTTTGCTCTACTATCGAATCCTTAACCCCGTCCCTATGATGGTAGTTTGGCAACTGAATCCAATCGTCTATATCTAAAATGATTTTACAACCGCTATCCTTTGCCTTTAAAAGATAGTCCTCGTCATGCTTATACATTCGGTTTAAAACTACTATATCAAATTGGCGAGGATGGAAGTCAAGAGTAAAACCATTAGTCCCCTTTATTTCTAAATCTTTATAGTCCTCATCCATGTTAGCAAATGGAACTTGCAAACGATGGTAACCTATACCTGAATCCTTTTCGTTAATGTATATTATTTTAACCATTCTTTAAGGTGTTGTCTATATTCTTTTATTGCGTGACGAACTGAGGTATAAGGGATTCCAATGTCTCTGCTTAGTTGTTTTGTGTTTACTCCAGTGATAATTAATTCATTTAAAAGTCTTGAATGATAAAAGTATTTGTTGTTTTGATCGAGCATATCCTCTTCAATCTTCGCTACAATCTTCTCAACGTGTATCTCATCTTCCTCTATATCGTGTAAGTCATACATAGGAATATCAAACAAATTCCGCCACACTACAAATTTATCAGTAATTTCATTATTTCTATCACATCCTAATCCTATATTAATATCATCAAACATTATTAACTTTTCTCTATTGCCAAACTTCTTACGAAACGCAGTCCAGTTGCAATGGCTAACTTGAAACTTAAGAATCTGCAAAGCGTAAGGAGTTAAATAATTGTTCTCAGCAATGGTGTCCTTTTTGTGTTGTGGTAATTCCAAAAGGATTGTAAGTACTTCTGACTTTAATTCTTGGTGGTCGCTATGACCGTACTTCCTACAATAATCGTTAAAAATCTTTGAGTCGTTGAACTCACATAGTTGTATGTTGAACTTTTCACTCAATGTACTTGATTAAATGCTCAGGGTAACAAGCCAACATCATGCACTTCTCTAACTCTTTATAAGTCACTGTCACTACTGTTGTGTAGTTAGGTCTATGAATCCAAAACTCTACCTTTTCAGGCTTACGGTTGCGAGAACACCCACCCTCTTTTGTGGCAATCTTCTCTACTAAATTATCGATATAGTTGTATACTAAGTCGTTCATAATGTTTTACAATATTAAATTTTTTATTTGAAAGTAACAAATTATTTTTTAAAGGTAGTCTTTTATTTTATTTTTATAAATGGTTTTCAATAGTTCAATCTCAGGAATACTTAACTGCAACCTATCGCCTCTTGATGCTATCAGCTTATCGTAGTTGTCCTGTCCTATCCTATCGGGCAACCTTAAAGAGTATTCAACAAGGTTACCGTGTAAGTGAGTATTGCATTGGCTACAAGAACTATGAACATTGAACTCATTAAATCTTAAGGCAGGATGCGAACCTACCGAAAGAAAGTGCGATGCGTGAGGCGTTCCACTTATCCTATCCCCACATGAAACGCAAGGCAAAAGTAAATCTCTTGTCCTAATGTACTTGTTAAATATGGTTTGCAATTCCTTTAAGTGTTGGCTCTTGGTCTTCATTCGTTCTTTTTTAACCTTGTTTTCTGCCTTGACTTTCTTCGCCATGTGTCCTCTTGCGTACGATAATGCGCAGGAATAAGAACAAGTAACTTGTAATGGTTTACTCGGTTCAAACTGATTGAGACATATTTTGCAGGTCTTCATAATTTTTCTACTTTATATCCTAATTTCTCCAGTCTTGATTTGGCCTTGTAAAAATCGTTTAAATTAATTACTTGAGTGCTACTTTCAACACCTTTGGAATACTTAATTGTTATTAGAACTTGTTTCATTTTGTGAATTTAATTCTAACATAATGGCTTCAAAATCTCTCTTGTATTTTTTATCAAACTGATACCAATCTGCATGGTTGTTTAAACTGGATATCAGGGTAGCGTGATCTTGTCTAAGGCTTAATGTATCTGCAATCGACCTATAACTTAATTGTGTCGAGCTTCTCATTATTTGATAATAGACCACTCTAGCGATTACAAAAGGTCGCATCCTTACCTTTACATCAATATCAACTCCAAAGTGTTCGTTTATAACATCTTTGATTCTTTGAAAATTTGCAGGTATTTCAATCTTATCTTCTTTCTTTAATTTATTCTGAAGTACTTTGTTTTCATTTTCTAATCTTGTAAACTTGGTTTTTAAATTGTGGTGGTCATTTAGTAAAGTGTTGTATAATCTTCTATACTGACTTTCGGTGTACTGTTTTGAGTCTGCTTGAGTTGTCATTTTTGTATGTTGTTTAAGTATGTTTGTAATTCGTTGCAATCTAATAAATTTTTGCAGTAATTCAAATCAAATCTTTGAATTAATTTGCCGTTCTCCCAAACCCATAGCAAATTACCTTGATGTTGGTAGTTTGCATTTGGGAATTTTTCTTTGATTATGTCTATTATTTTATCCATTTTTCAGTTCTTGTATATTCATCATTGTAATATCGACCACTTGCCAGGTCATAGCTAAAGATTGATTGACTCGTTTCGCCCCAATGCGAGAATTTAACCTTTAAAATATTCACTATCGTTTGCCCTGAAGCAAAGTCCCTATAAACTACCAATCCATTGTCGGACTTATTGTAGAAGTTACTTGAGCCACTCACATCGTATAAGCTTGGGACTTGGTAAATGTCTGAATCTTTTATCTTTTGCATCTTCGTAGGGTGTGCCACAATAAAACAATGGATATTCTCCACCTCGCAAAACTGTGCAATCTTGTCTAAGGTTTCACCAATGTACTTGGTTTCATTCCCAGTGTACTTATGCTCAAGTTTATTCCAAGCATCTATAACAAAATAGTCTAAACCAAATCTTCTCTTTAAAATCTTAACCGATTTCAATATTGATTCTATTGTGAAATCTTTTTCAGGTTTGATAAAAAACACCTCAGAGTCTAAATAAGTTCCGACCTTTTGAACTTCCTCCCAAGTCATCTTATTATCACCATGCCAAGACTTTCCTAATATCTTACGAGCCATTTTACTAAAGTGTAATTGTGTAGGTTTATTCTCCGGTGAATAAAATGCTCCCTTCCATCCTGCTTGTCGGTGTAAACTTAAACAAATGTAGTCTAAGAAGTCAGACTTTCCATGTGAAGGGATTCCCGTAACTGTTGTGATATATCCTTTGACAAACCTTAAATTAAAATTAGGGATATGGGTATTGACTCCCATATCCAAACCATTTGTGTATAGATCAAAAATATCATCGCCAATGTCTGAGATTGTAAAACTGCCCTCCAAAGGAAATTCTTTGACGTTCTTAACTGCTTCTCTAAATCTATTTACATCTTCTTTAATTAGATATTCATTTGCATCCTTGCACCCTTCAAATTCTAAAAAGAAACAATTTTCAACCCCAAGCCTATCGCAAAGTTCTTGTCTTAACTTTCTGCCTGGTGTATCATTGTCTAATGCTAAAATAAATCTTTTGCCTTCTAAGGCATCCAAACAATTATCTACATAGTTCAGATTGTTATTGGTTAATGTCGCTCCGTTAGGTACGCTAATAACATTTAAAATGCCACATTCAATAAAGCTTAGTGCATCCATTTCACCCTCAACAATAAAAACGTCGGTAGTATTTTTTAGACAGTCTAAATTGTAGAAGATTAATTCGCCATCTTTAAACATCTTAAAATCTTTGTCCTTGCCTCTATACTTTACATTGATTAATTTTTCATCCCTAAAGTAATTGAATTGAATAGTTGAAATTTCTTTCTGAGCCTTTGGCATCCATTCGTTCCCATCGGTAACCTTTGCTCTTTGTAAAGTCCCTTGAGATATCTTACGGGATTCAAAAAACTTAATCACTAAATCCGACAAATCCGTTTTGTTTTTCCATTCAGGGACTTTGTATTCAATGTTTCTTTCTTGTTTCAATCTTCCTTTATGTCCACAATGCGCACAAAACCAAACTTCTTTATCTAAATTTACTGATAAACATTTGTCGGTTTTCTTTTTGCGTTCATGAGAACACGCTGGGCAAGTAGTTTGCACCTCTCCTGAAGTCTTACTTGTTTTTAGTTCTATTCCGTAGTCTGAGTATGTCATAGTTTATCTTGGTAAAGAGTTTAGCCAATGTGGTTTAGTTTCTATTTTTGCTATTTCATCTTCCCAATGTTTCCCGTTTAAATAAGTTAAAGGGTTTTTCCTGAATTTTACATCAGGTGTATTTTTAATATAGTTTGGCAATGTTTCAAATATCTTGTCTATTTCCGTTTGTTTTAATTTAGTAAACTTTTTTAGGCATTTAGATTTACCCTCTTTCTTTTCGTACATATCCCAAAACTTTTCAAAAGATAGTTCTATTGTATTTTGGTTTATTGTATCTTGTATATCTATACTCTCAGTGCTTTGATGTGTGCTTTCATCTTGCTTTGATAGGTGCTTTATAAATGCGTTATCAAGTGCTTTGATAGGTGCTTTGTTATTTTCTTTCAAAGCGATTATATTACTTGAGTACTGATTTTTACTGTATTCTATCACTTCAAAGAATCCAAACTCAACTAATTCATCAAATGTTTTTTTATAAACCGAGTAACTTTTAATGCCAGTGGCTTCCAATACCATTGAAGTAGGAAACCCAAATTTGTGCTTCCAACCTAATCTATTACAATGCTCTAAAGAAAAGTAATAAATTGCACAATGGTTAGGTTTTATTTTTTCAGGGTTGCTGAATGCAAAATCCCAAAATGCTCTATTTAATTCAAATATGTTCATTTTTGTAAAATATAAAATCCCCCGATTCTTAATAAATAGCAGTTCCGTCTCAAAGATATGCTACCTAAAAAGGTCAGGGGATTCGATGTGTAAAATTTAATGTTCATTTGAGACGGAACAACATTGCAAATATAAACTAAATATTTAACTTTACAAATTAATACCTTAAATTTACTTTTTCCCTCGTTCTATAATTGTATATCTCTTCAATCAATAGTCTATACTGGTCTATATCATTACAGTTTTGTAATGCTAATGGCTGTATTTGTAATTTTTGTATAAAGTGTGTAAAGTCAAATATTGGCTTATCCATCATTTGACACATTGCTCTGACAAATGTTTGCCTTTTATAACCATCATAAAACTTACCAATCATTTTAATTTTGTTAGCTTTGTCTATGGCTTTGTTGTAATCTTTAATCTTAAACTCGCCATTATAAAAGTTTTTAATGCTACTTCCACTGTCAGTATTGCATAATAAAAGCATACAAACATTGCTTCCAAAATCAAATCGTTTTTTAAATTTAGCAAATTCTAAATAATGTTCATAGCCTAATTGACAATACCCAGCTAAATAGTCATCAGCATTCCAAGTCTTTGAATTTTGATTTAGAATGTGAACTTCATTAAGCCCATAACCTTTACATATAATGTAGTTTAAAGGTAGGTTTAATTCTTCAATTACATCAAATCGGTGTTGCCCATCAATAATCTCATAATTTTCATTTACTATTATTGTAGTAAATAAATAGTTTTCTTGAATTGATTTTTTAAGCCTATTAATATGTAATAGATTTTTATTCCTGTTGCCATCGATAGGTTTAAATAGGGAATAATTGTTTGTTGTGTGAACTTGGTTACTTTTGTTCGCCATTGGTTCGGTTTGGTAATTTACCATTTTTGTTTAATAAAAAAAGCCACAACCCGTAGAGTTGGTGAAGCAATCTCTACGAATGTGGCAAGTATCTTGTTATTTAATTGACGGTCTTCACCCCATCATAACACTGCAAATATAGGTTAATGTTTTAACTTTCCAAATTTAATTTATAAGTAAATTCTTTTTTGTCCAAGTTGCCGATTCTTTGACCGACTCTTTCTATTTTACCTTGCTCAAGTAGAGTGTTAAAACTTCTGCGATAAGAGGTTA